GTCGATTCCTACGCCACCGTCGTAACCATCTTGGAAGTTAACAAGAACCGCGTTCTCGTTATACGCGTCGATGCGAGGTGCGTAGGGTGGATCAGGTTGACGTCCTCGATTGAGGAAAACGCTCATAGTCGTCGGGCCACCGATGCTGGTGGTACCAGTTGCGTCTATCAATCGATAGTTGATGCTCTGGGCGGACGCAATATCAATCTGTCCGACCTTCATCCACACACGAGTAGCGTGGTAGTTGATTCGGAACTGCGTCGTAGTTCCATTGGCGTCAACGCTGAATCGAAGGTTGTTCCACTGAAGGTTGTAACCGGCGTACACCCAGAACTCAACGGTATAGCCTTGATCGCGGATCATTAGCTGCCCAGCGCCACTGGGTGCGGTGTAGTCGGTCATGTCACCTCCTAGAGGATCTTGAAGTAGATGTCTCCATCGTTACCCCCGGTGGGGGCTCCGGAACCGGACGAGATACCAGAAGCCGTACGATATGCTTCCTTGCTCAAAGGTAGGGTCGCAATCACCTGACCGATGAAATCTCGTGTGCGGTTGATCTCACGAGCACCCCAACGAACGCGTCCTTCTTCACCCGTATCCGGGACGAGAGGAAGACCTGCGTCTTGTGCCTGATCACCAACAGCCATGTTGTGTCCTTTCTATGCCGTCGACCAGTAGTCGGTAGAACCGAGGTCAGACCAGACCTGGTTGTATTGCCAGCCAAGCCAAGATCCAGGTGTGATGAACGAACGCGTCGAAAGTGTCGGATATGCTCGTTCTCCTTCTCCATCGGAGACGAAGATCTGTTCCGTGACTTTCATCGAGTTGACAACACCGTTTGAACCTTGCATGGTGATGAGATCTCCGAGATCGTAGTCAGTCCCGTACACGCTCGAGAAGCTGGGGTCGATTTCCCCATCGAATGCGTACAAAGAGCGATGCCTCAAGAGCTCCTCTTGGCCCTTCTGGACCATGGCTGCGGATGCCTCAATTGGAGGAGTGTCCTCTTCAATGTCGGTAGCTTCGACCACGAGGACTCGCCGCTCAAAGCCTTCGGTATCGGGGGAGGTTAGGTTCGCGTAAACAATCTCGAACCCAGCCTTAGAGAAGACGTAAGCCACGTTCTTCTCCTCCCCAACCTGAGTCAGCTCGGTGGTGTCTCGCATGTTGTCTAGTTCCGGTGATATGACGACGGCCGGAAGTAGAGTCTGCTGCGTCGTGTGATCGCGTCCCGTGTAGACGTCGAAGTACAGATGCGAGGTGTCGTACCAACGACAAAGGCGGAAGCCCAGGTCGTAAATATCGCACAACTCCTTGATCGCGTCGTACAACGTCTTAAGCGGGATCTCGACGGTGATGACATTCGTGGGCTCTTCGATGGTGTCAGCTGGGAAGACGGTTCCCGTCGTGATGAAAGGAATGACGTCGTATGGACTGAGCGTCCCAAGGACACAAATATCGTCAAACAGTTTTCGGACAATGGCGCCAGGAGTTCCCGTAAGAACCCACTTTGGCTCAACAGTGGTGTTGCTCAAGGTCTCTTTGACAATCCTGTCGAGCAATATAGCCTCGAGAGAACGTCCTTCGACCTTGAGCAACCCCCCACTGTCGGTGACAGTCTCGCAGGTCATCACGCGGAATGACTTGTCCAAGGCCAAGCGTGTACGAGCCGTCAGCAGCGCACGAGTGGAGTTTGTGGACTCAACCGAAACGGCAAAGTCACCGAACGCTGAATATCGTTCCGTCCAGATCAGTGATTCGAACTTGTCGATCACCTCCTGCCGACGGAGAAGGCTGTCGAGTGTATAAAGCTCCATTACAGCCCTCCGTATCGGTTGTTGTAGGTGATGACGTACGGAACCGCAGCTCCTTCCGCGTATACACGGAGGAAGTTCGTCCCGGGTTCGAGACTGATCCAGCTAGAACGAGGAGAGATTGCGTAGAGCAACGAGCGAGAACTGCCCGCGCTGGTCAGCGTGACCTTCTTTGCGCCAGGAACATTGCTGATCTCGAGAACATCTCCAGAGACCATCGGTGAAGCGAACTCCTGAGAACGGAACGAACCGTCAGGAGCCCGCTGGTAGATCGTGAACTCGCTGATCGACCGATTCACCAACAGCTTGAAGTTGATTCCCGAAGAGACACTCCCCTCGTAGTCGAAGGGCGTTTCCAAGGCCGTGAAGGTAGTGCTACCCGTCTCTGTGATCAGGGTTGTGTCGATGAAGTCGGGGTCATAACACTGAACCCCGATACTCACCGCTGGCTCTTGGGAGAAGAGAGGCGTTTCGAACGACTCAACCCTTCCCAGAATATCCACGCTCGTCTCAGAGCTGTCGTAGAAACGCAGCTTGACCTGAGACTGAGGCATGAAGAACTTGTAGAGCCTGCGGCGAATATCCTGCACGCTGTAGTTGAGATCGTCGGACTCCAAGTCGAACTTGAAGACCAAGTCTCTCTTCTCACGGTGCGAGGAACGATAGCTCGCTCCAGGAATCCGAAGGTAGTCAGACGAAACCAGAGTCGCATTGACCGGGTCGAGACCCTCTACCTCTTCGAGAATGATTCCCTCGGAGGGGTCTTGGAGGACCAAAGCGAGAATATCGCCCTGCATCGTACGGGCTTCAACCTTGCTAAGCATTTATCCTCCCTTTGCGACGGATAGCTGGTTCTTGGTCTGCCGATAGATCTCAGCAGTGGACAGAGCCTTCGGTGAGTTGTTGTTCTGGACGAACGTGATAGGCGAGGAAATAGAGCGATCCGAGGACGTCTCCGTAGCAACCTGCTGGTTACCCGAATATCCGTTCGAAGCCGCTGTGGCCGACGTCAGAGTGGTACCAACCGTGAACGGCTTCGTCTGAAGAAGCGATCCAAGCTTGGTAGCATCACGCTGAACATTTGTCAGATCCAGAACTGGTGTGATGGTGGGGTTTACGTCCATGTTGGCCGCGACGATCTCGTTCATGCCGACGATCGACTTCTTCATCGAATCGATAGCCGTCTGACCAACATCTGCAGACGACTTAGCGACAATCCCGCTGTAAGCATCCAGACCGAGGGCGAACCCCTGATCCACGAACTTACCGATCTGGTGGAACTCCTTGGATGGGGAAGCAATGCCCAGGAGACTCTTGGCTGCGTTGAGCGCGGTTTGCGCCACGTTCTTAGCTGCCTGAATAACCGAGCCAATCCCACCACTGATACCGCCAGTCAGACCGTCGATGATTGCGCTACCGACGTTACGACCAGCAGCCTGAAGAGCGCCCGAGTTGTTTCTAATTGCATCGGCGACACCATTGACGAACTTGACGACCGTCCGGGCACCCTCTTCCGCAACCTTTCCCGCGTTGTCTCCAACGCCTCGGATGAACTCAGTAACCACCCTGGTACCCGCCGTGACAACCTGGTAGATGTTGTTGGCAATACCGTTCAGGATCCCGACGATGATCTTCATTCCAGCGTCCACAAACTTCGGAACGTTGTTGGCCAGCGTCTGGACAAGCTGAATCACCATGGACGCAAGCGTCGCGATGATTCGAGGAGCGTTGACCTGAATGGCAATCAAGATCGAGGTGATCATGGTCGTTGCTGCAGCCGTCATGGTCGGACCGGATTCAGATATGACCTTGGCGAAGAGGATGATGCCCTCTCCGACAGCCTTGAGAGCCATCGGGATCAGGTTGATCACAGCCCCGAATATGGCGGTCAATGCTGCGGCACCCGCAGTCCCAGCAATGCTGAGAGCAGTCAGGCCGGTCGAGAACATTAGAACACCTGCGCCAGCCAGAGCCAGACCTAGACCCAGAAGGCCGATAGCGACACCCAGACCAAGCAAGCTCGGAATAAGCGGCGTCATCAATGCGGCAGCAATCGCTAGGATTGCCAATGCACCAGCCAGAACGAGCATGCCCTTACCGATCTCTTCCCAGCTCATTCCGCCCATGGTCTTGAGGACCGGAGCGAGGATGGCCAGAGATGCTGCCACCACGAGCAAGGCTGCCGCACCAGGTAGAGCCTCTGTCATGAGGATCATGGCCACAGCAATGATGCCAAGAGACGCCGCGAGAGTGATTAGCCCCTTGGCGATCTCTTCCCAGCTCATTCCGCCCATCTTCTTGAGCGCCTCTCCGATGAGGAGAAGAGAGCCGGCGACAACGCCCAATGCCACAGCGGACATCAGAGTGTTAGGAGGCATGAGAGCCAACGCTGCGACAATCAGACCCAGAGAAACGGCCATGGAGCCGAAGCCCTTACCAAGAGTCTCCCAGTCCATACCGCCAAAGTCCTGCACAGCAGAAGCAATGATCTTGAGGGAAACACCAAGCAGAACCAGACCCGCACCGCTAGAGAGACTCGACTTACCGAGCTCACCCAAGCGCGTGAATATGGCCAGAGCCGTTAGAGCCGCACCGACACTAGCAAGACCCTTGACAAGAGTCCCAGTGTCCATCTCCCCGAAGTCCTTGACCGCAGAGGCCAAGATCTTGATGGCTGCCGCGATGGCAATCATCCCGATACCAGCGGAGATCATCTTGCCGGTGTCCTTGGGCATGAGTTGCATGGTTGCCACGACGGCTCCCAGAAGCACGACCACACCAGTGAGGCCCTTGATCAAGTCTCCCCATGGAATATCGGAGAGGTTCTTGACCGCCGCTGACAGGATCAGGATCGCGCCGCCCAGGAGAATAAGACCTGCCGCGACGAAGGGCAGCTTGAGGGCTGCTCCCGATGAGGAGATCTTGTCGAATATGGCAAGTGCCGCACCCAACTGAGTGAACATGACCGTGATGGCGACAAGCGCTTTGGTCAGCTTGGCCGAATCGATGAGCGAGAGAGCCACGACCGAGACGGTCAGGATGCCCACAGCGCCGGCGATCTTGAGGATGGCGTCGGCCTTGATCGAAGTCTCCATGGCCTTAAGGCTACCCGTGAGACCGTCGAGGCTCTTCTTAACGCTGTCCAGCATCCCATCGCCGAAGTCAACCTTGAGACCGCCATTGACGAACTTCTTGATCAGAAGCACGAGGCCTGCGAACAGACCCGTGTTTATCGTGTCGAGGACGGTGTTGAAGTCTCCAGTCTTGATCGAACTTGCAATGGCGGTTCCGAGCTGACTGAACGCGGCCGAAACAGCATCCCCGAAGGGGCGTAGGAAGTTGAGCACGCCTTGGATGTTCCCAAGAAATGCCCCCCAAGCCTTGGCCGCTGCTTCTGCGAGGGTTTTGAGCGGCGCAAAGCGTTCTGCGAACCGCTCGAACACGCCACCGCCCATGTTCTTGATTGTGTCGCCGGTGAACATGCTCCCAATGGCCTTGGCGAAGTCCTTGATATAGCCGACAGCCCCAACGACGACGTCTCCGATCTGATCGAAGAATCGTGTGAAGCCTACGCCAGACTTGATCGCCTTATCCACACCCGTGATCCACAGGGCGATGCCTGAGAGGAAATGGAGGATGCCACTGCTACCTTCCGTCATCGAACTGAAGAGACGACCGAAGACGCTTGCGATGCCCTTGATGACCTGAGCACCGATGCTGAAGACCGCGAACACGCCAGTGAATATGGTCTTGATAGCCGAGAGAGTCTCTTCCCCAGGCTTCAGCTTCTTGGTGAACTCCTCGAAGTTCTTTGACATCTCAGCGAGCCGAGCTCCCGTCATGGGCGGGAATATGTCGCGGAAAGCTTCCTTCACAGGAGCAAGCACAGCCATGAGCGCGTTGAACGCGTTCGAGATGCCGTTGATTACCGCAGTACGACCACCCAAGTCCTTCCACTCGGAGAGGACCTTGTTACGAGCATCAGCAGAAGCGTTGATCATCCCACCAAGTACGTTATTGACGTTGGTGAACAGAACCTTGGCCTCGTCGAAGTCGCCGAAGATCGTCTGCCAGGTCTTAGCCCATCCCGATCCAGCAGTTTCCTGAAGCGTGTTGACAAGCTGAGACATGGTCTTGATCTTGGTAGCAGCATCCTTCGCGGTCTGTCCCATTTTGAGGATCCCGGCGATCTGCTCATCGTTGTAGCCCATTGTCTTGAGCTGCGAGGCGTTGAGGTCGCCAGTGAACTTCTGAAGCGTCTTCGTCAGAATATCGGACGTCAACCAGCCCTCTTGCAGAGAGTCTCGGAAGCTTCCGTTCTTCTTGATGATGTCGTCGACAGCGACGCCCTGGTTACGAGCCGTCTCCTTGATGGCATCCTGGAAGACCTGACCGCCCATGCCTGCATTGACCACGGAGTTCCAGTCCATCAGCTTGACTGTGCCCGTAGACATAGCCTGCGACAACTGGTACATCGCGGTAGACGCCTGCTCCGAGGACGAACCCGACATCGCGGCGAGGTTGGCAATGCCCTTGATCGCTTCGGTGGCCGGCTTGAGCTCGACTCCCGCTGCGGTGAAGGTACCGATGTTCCTAGCCATCTCCGAGAAGTTGTAGATCGTCTGGTCGGAATATGTGTTCAGATCTTGCAGTGCCTGGTTGACCTGGTCCAGAGTCGTACCCTTGGCCGATGTGTTTGAAAGAATGGTCTGAATCGAGTTCAGGTTTGTCTCGTATTCCTTCAAACCGCTGGAAATCTGATCGGTGGTCAGGCTCTTGATCAGAGTAGTGCCGACGTTAATCGCCTTATTCGCGATGTTGGTCAGCGCGGTGATGGCAATCACAGACATCGCCGAGAACTTGCTCGAGATGTTGGAAAGGCTCTCCTGCATTCCAGCCAGAGAGAATTTGGAGGCGGCAGACGAAACATCGTCCAGGCCCTTTGTTGCCCCGTGGAGCTTGAGCCCGTCCTTGAGGGCGCTCAGCGAGTTTAGGGTCGACTTGATGCCGTTCTCGAACTGTCCGTTCTGGAACTTCATCTCAACTACGCGTTCGTCAATACTGCTCATGACTTTGTCACCACCTTCCAAACCTCGTCGGCTATCTTGTCGAATATGGGTTTCATTGCGGGGTTGATGTAGTCGCGTCCAGCGACATAACCACCCGTTCCGGTTCCGTGCCCGTACTGCAGGATGATTGCGATGTTCGTGCCGTGAATCGTGTGATGGTTGGACCAGACGATGGAATATCCGCCTCGTCCACCCTCCACCCTATGACTCCACGACGTGGCTGTCTCACCCGTTTCAAGCGGGGTAGCTTTCGCCAATGCGGCTGTTCCCATCGCACCGTACTTGTCAAGAACTCCCATCACCTGGAGTTTCTGCATAGCACTAAGGAACTTCTCCGTTTTGTCGAAAGATCCACGGTGTATGAAGTCAAACCCCATCGCGAGTCCTTTCTAGGCAGCTTCGTAAACCAGGTGTGCACGAATCTGACACGCGTTTGTGATTTCGGCGCCATTGATGGTTCCGCCGCCAATAAGGACGTCAAGACCGTTGTTCGTT